CATTGGCGTAGGCACTGGGATATACGTCAAACTTTTTCTTGGCCGCAGCCTTTACCCTAGAGTAAAGAGCCTTATTCTTTACGTTATCAGGTATAGAGCTTTTTTTTGCCTTAGACTTTGCTTTAGATTTTTTTTGTGGCACGTTTTTTTAACCTCTTAAAGTCAGCGCCAGTAATCTTATCCTTTGGGGAAGCAACCTTTGCCAGCTTCTTTTGTTTGGCAGAATATTTAGTTTTAGGCATTAATAACCTACCATTTTAGGTTTACGTGATGTACTCGCTTTCTTTTTTTTCTTCTTTTTAGGTGAGGGTTTTGCTGAAGCTTTAGGTCTACCTGGTCTGCTGTACGTTCCTGGCCCCATTGGCATAATAATCTCCTTACTTTTTCCCATTTTGAGCATCAGCTCTTGCTTGTGCTCGCTTTGAAAGATCCTTGTAATGGAACAATCTTACAGATGTTTTGCCATGAGTTTTGCCAGTATGCAAAGTGCCATTTGGCATTTTATGGGTATTCCCTGTATACAAGGTTCCATCACGCTTGTAATGCTTTACACCTTTTGCCATATCACCATTTCCTGCAAGACCAATATCTTGCTGTTAGCTTGTCTGGAGGATTTGTATCACATTTATGTCTAGCACGAAAAGACTTCTTGCGGTCAGGCTGATCTTTTTTGATGGACATGTTGGGATCGCCAAATCGAATAAGTTTTACTTCCTTGCCTTTCTTAGCCAACACAGCACTTTTCTTTGACTTTCCTGGGGTGTTTTTAGGCTTGTTGTAGCCTGAAAAGGTTTCACCTCTGTATTTCAAACGGCCTGAAGGCAGTTTTTTAACATCCTTGGTAGTAGCCATATTAATTAAACTTCCATGCCTATTCGCGGTCTGGCTTAGGGGAGTTTTTTAACTCGCCAATTCTTTGTTTTCTTCAACATTCTCTTCAACCTGCTGCACACGCTTGGGCCTGCCTGGACGCCTTTTGATTTTTTTCTCTTCAGCATCAAACCTCTGTTCTAGTAGGTCCAGCTTGGCCTTCAGTTCTTTCAAGCTGTCGGACTGCTCTTTGAACGCCAAGTTCACTTGGCTCAAGAGATTGTTGATTTCGGTTTGTGTCATTAGCATTTGGTATCTTTCCTTCCAGTTCACGTTCTTTCAAGAGCCTGTCAGCTATTTTTAACCTACGCTCAAACTCTTTATCGTCAGCATCGCCTTCTTTCATGTTTTTGGTCACTGCATTAATCCTGTCAATTTGTAACTCTTCAGGAGCGATCTGGGCTTCGATAGCCAGCTTGGCTGCTCTAGCCTGCGATTCTGCCGCCTGCCCATTCAATGCGTTTGCTTGACTTTGCTGAAGCTCCAACTGTGATTGTTGCGCCATTGACGCCATCTGCTGCGCCTGCGGATTTGGCTGAGAAGCCTGCTGCATGGTCGCAATAATCTCTTCTCTGTTGCTAAGGTTCATGTTGTCAATAATGCTCTGAATCAAAATAGGATAAACTGGGCTATCTTGCTTCATTGTTTGCAACAATTGAACAAGCTGAGTAACCTCATACTCTCTAGCAATAATTCCAAGGGTGCTGGTAGCTATAAACTTATAATCTGCAACCGGATAGTTATCAGGATCAAACTGCATATACCGATGTGCTGCTTTTGTTACAAAGGGCAATAGAAAAGACTGCTGGAAATTAATAAGAGTACGCTTATGGCGCTTGATAATAGCGCCGAGAGACATACTGATGCCAGCGGCTGTCGCTTCACCATTGATCTGACCTGCAATTCCAGCAGAATCCACCGCCCCTGTAGCCTGTTGAACCATCTGTTGTAAGGCTGCGGCTTGACCAAACGTAATCTGGTTGACTTGTCCGAAGTTGAACGGCTGTAAGACTTCACGGGGATCTCCATTTGTCAAAATCATCTTGCCTGGACGGACTTCCGGCTTAGCTCCTCTAGGAAGCCTAGTAGCATCTATAGCCATCATTGGATGAATTGTTAAATTTAATGCATCAATACGGCCTCTCAGCTCAGTATCAAGAGCCTTTTGGCTGTTGTAACCCTTTTCGCATACACCACGACCCCAGAATCGACCTGGAACCACATCGTAAGGAAAAGCCACAACAGGGCGATCACCCATCATGTAAGGATTTACTTCTGCTTTAAGAAGAGTGCCGCCATTGGCGATTACGACAATTGCCTCTACGAATTTAGAATCTCCTTCAACCTCTACATCTTCTTCTTCTAGGAGATCCTTTGGTACAAGACCATAGTATTTCGTAAGCCTGACCTTATCATCGTTATATACAGTTAGGTCTTGATCTGGCTCTAAATTGCTATCAGAAGCAGCAGATTCAATAAATGCTTCCCTATATATGCCCTGTTCTTGCAGGATCTCTACCGCATGTCGGCTTACAAACTCATCAATGGCTACCCCATAGGCATCTTCAACAGAAGTCGCAACAGGGTCTATCAAGAAGTTTTGAGGCAGTACAGGCTTTAGTTTTACAACTACACGATCCGTAACATTCACACCAACCGCTTCGAGAACGCCACCCATGACCGGCTCTTTCGCCGGAGCCATCTCTTTAATTTCCTCAATAACCACTTCACCAATGCCAGTTCCGAATACAGCCGCGTTAATAAGGCATTCAGCCACGGCCTTTCTAACTTGGCAGGTTTCAAAGTCTTCATTGAGTTTTTTACGTAAATACGCAATATCTTGTTTTTGACCATCAACGAAATCATCTGCAATGTCAAAAAACTTTCCACGGCCAAAAGTTGCCTCTTCAAGCTCCGCAACATTAGATTCCACTGCTTGTTGCAATGCAGGGCTAATAATCCTAGATCGCTCTGACGCTCTTTGAGAATCTTGAGGATCCCACTGACCGCGCCATAACCGATAATACTCCTCAAACCTATATTCATAGTTTGACTCATAGTAATCACGCCAGCCTTCGCACTTTGTCATAACCCATTCACTAAGTGACTGCTGAATCATCAATGGATCTGGACTGTAAATCTCTTCTGCCATATTAGTATCCTGCTACCACATCCAATATCTCGTGGTCGTCAATTTCATACTCATAATCATATGCAACCTGGGCTAACTGATCTATATACGCCAATGCATCCACCAAGTCATCATGCGTTAAAGCATCTGGGAACTGGAATAACTGGTCTAAAAAGCGCGTATTCCATTCGCCTTTATTTAACGTAACATACCCGTTTTCAAATCGGCCCTGCAATGCCCACATTACCCTGTCTGTTTTCTTCTTATTCCCGTGAGTTAGCTCTTCAACACGAAAAAACATGCCATATCTCTTCATCAAATCCGTTAAGGGCGACATTACGGCTTGTTTTGCTATGCCTTTTTCGATTCCTACACTAACAGGGCGGTAATCACGTACCGCTTGAAAGATTTTCATAGCAGTTTCGTTCAGTTCCCACCTGCCATGAATAATGTTTTCAACAAACCAACCATCTGTGCCAACTTTTACTACTGCAATAGCCGTTTCATCTAGATTTGTATTCTTGGTTCGCTTTTTGTTTACGTCCTCAAAGCCTGCAAGGTCAATGGCAATATAATAGTCTCCATCACTATCACCCTCGCCAATATTTATCCACTCTTCTTTAAACATTTCTGAGCCTCTAGCCTCAAACGAGGCCATAAACTCCTGACGAAATGCATAACTGGACATTGATTTTTTGGCTATATCAATTTCTCCAGAGTCTAGAATTGGATTATCGTAACTCGTAAAGTGCCAGCCCTTGTAAGTTTCATCATCACCAAGCTCAGCATACTTATACAATTCATAAAAATGATTGCGGCCCATAGGCGTACCAATAAACAAAGCCTCACCCTTTTGGTCTGCAAGGGCTGGACGCAGTATCTGCTCCCATACATCAGGCTTCATATCAGCGTATTCGTCCATCACAAGATACTTCAAGGACACACCACGCATGGTTTCTGGCCTGTCAGCTCCTTTTAAGCTAATGGTTGCGCCGTTTATAAGCTTAATCTGTAAGTTATTAATATGAGAGCCTGATATTACTGGATGGCCTAACTCCATAAGAGTTTGCCACATAATGTCTCGTGCTTGCCCCTGTGTTGGGGCTACATAAAAGACATGGCCTTTGTCAGCTTGTAGGCCATTGATGATCAACAACCATGCGGCGAGTCTAGACTTTCCTGTACGTCTGCCTGCAGCAACTACCTTAAAGCGCGTAGGATCAGAATATACATCCTGCTGCCACGGCAATAGCTGTACGTTCAAGTCAGCCATTATTCTTTTTTGCCCAAAAATAAACCAAAAGATCCAGTCAATGCGCCTGTCATTACGCTAACCAGAGCCGCTTGCTCAGGATTAGGATCGGGCAAAGACATAAACCATTCAACTGTACGGTATGTCATAGCTATCATGGCAAACATCAATATCCTTGGAATGATTCGCCATGCATTAAGCTGTTCAGGAGTCATGCGAAGTTCACAAAGGTTGTAGGTGCTTCAAGCAAATCAAATGTCACCGCAAACTCAACATCTCCAGCGCCACTTGTCTGAACTTTGATTTGATCCCCAGGTTGCAAAACAAATACACCACGATAGAACTCTTCTCTGGAATCGCTAGCGATCGCCTTAGTTTTTAGTATGTGTAGTTCATTTGTGCCGTCATCGAAGTGCATAGAGCAGTTATTTGATGAGGCATGATTATTTGCCACCAAAATATAACTGACATGAGCCACAAACCCCGTTGGAACGGTTAAAAGCACTACTTCTGCGGTGCCCGTTACATTGGTGTGTTTGGTGTATAGCATTATTGATAGGTCCAGACTACAGGCTGACTATTGCGAGTATCTACATGAATAAAGGTTTTGGCTACCCCTATCCCTGTAAAACCCATGCTAAAAGCAGTCAATAGAATTTTATAGCGGTCAACACCGCTACCAATGTACACATCAGCAGCAATGCCTTTAGTGTGCATACCTGGATTGTCTTTTTTGGCTTCAATACTATGAGAGGGATCTCTGTATCCCGATGTAATCGTAAAGGGAAAGCCACATAGATGGCGTAATTCATCCAACCTTTCCAAGAAATCAGGGTTCATTTTGTTTTCCCCTGTTTCTTG